GAGCGAGGCACGCATCGCGCTGCGGTTTCCGAACGGTGTTGAGGTACGAGTCAATGCACGGCATGACCACAGCGGCTCGTCAATCTGGAACCCAGCCCACGGCCCGATGAAGGCCGCGCTGATGGGCACCCGCGACCATATCTACGTCGCCGGACATAAGCACGAGAGCGCATATAGTGTGCTGAAAGACCCCATCCAAGGCATCACCATGCACGCGATTAAGGTGGCCTCCTATAAGGTTTACGACCGCTACGCAAAGGAGCGCGGATTCCGCGACAACTCCCTATCGCCGTGCGCCCTCACCGTTATCGACCCAAGCCTACCTAACGATCATCCCGACATGGTCAAGGTGTTTTGGGAACCCGAGGTCGGGGCGGATTACCTACGCTGGCTGCGCTCCCGATGAAACTGGAAGACGACGCACTCGAAGAGATGGCGTGGGCCGAACCGGATGCGTGCCAGAATTGCGTATGGTTTTGCCCGTGGAACGGCATCGGCTGGGGCTGCGCCCACGAGACTGTAAACGGACTACTCGGCGGCATCTGTCGCTGCGGCAGCAAACACTTTAAGCAAGCACGGCCCTATAACGTGCGCGGTACTACGCTAGATCGGTAGTCACCACAGATCGACCCCGCCACGCTTTGCCGCCCACTCCGGCGGAGGCACTCGCCGCCATTCATCCCGCCTTATCTGGTTCAATATCTTGAGCCACCGTCTTGAAATTAGCACGATGCATAGCAGCACGGGCGTCAGAAAGAGAATAGATACGAGCAGTTGCATGGTTTGGTTCTCCTGTTGCATCGCAATACCCACAGCGAAACCAGTCTCCGCTGTAGTCCTCGATCCATAGTCGGCCAAAGCAGCCGGGGCAGTTCATTTGTCGATCCTCGCACGGATGGCGGCGGCAAGCGCATAGGCTAGTTCAGACCATTTTGCCGAGTTATCACATATCTCCGCGCATTTCTCCCGCTCGGCTGCGGCAACAAGGGCGGCGAATCGTTCAAGCGCAAAAATGTTTGGGAAGTCATAATCATGCTCGCTACTAGCCTCCCGCGCCAGTCGGATGATGTCGTCGCGGGTCATGGCTCCTGCACCCATCGGCTGTCCATTTTTCGCAATTCACGCACCTCTGACTCCAGCGCCTCTATTCTTGAGACGTACCAAACAATGCGTTCACGCAGTTCTCGGATCTCCGCTTTGTATTCGGTCGTCGTGTGCGACATTCGATCCCATTCTTGTTCCCACTCGTCGATCATACGATGTCCTCCGCTCGTAGTTGTGCAATGGTTCTAACCATTCCCTCAAGGTGCGCCAATCGGACGTAATCGCGCTCAAGATCGGTGTGCGCTCTACGATCTATCGCGTCGTGGCACGCGCTACACGCCCACGCTCCAAGTAAATCGTCGGCTTTAAGACCCATGCCAGAAATGCCCGGCATCCGTATGTGCGCGAGCACAACCGTCTCGCTATTGTGGTTGCAGATCGACGGCAAACGCACAGTGCAATCGCGGCCCTTGGCTTGTTTGCGTAGGTTCATGCGTAGTAAGCCGGTGTCAGTTCTGGCTTATGCGTCGCAAACTGATCCTCCGACGTTTGCTGCCGCGTGCGAAAGAATCCCTCATGCTGCGGGTGCATCTTCATAAACCGCCGCGAGTAAAATGCTCGGTAGTTGTTGTTTAGTTTGAACGACGTTACACCATCGCCGCCCACGCTGTCCTTCTCCCAGCGAATGCGCTCAAAGATGGCGTTGACCGAGTAGTTGCTATAGCCGCGGTCGATCATCTGGAAGGTGAACTGCACGAACATCTCCCAGACCTCTGGGTGCCGTTTGTGAAAGTCCATCACCTGTTGCCGCATTTCCTCATGCCTGTTCATACGATGGCTCCGGTATGACAATGCCCAGGTCAGCGCACCGTGTTTCGAGAAACAGTAGGTAGTCGCTGAATTCTTGCCGGTTAAGTTTGCTCGATCTCTTGATGGGCCGAACTCGCTTACGCCCGAACCCCTCTATCGTTTCCCAGCCAAAGCACTCGCCCAACATATACTCGTGGATGTCCTCTCGCGTCCATCCCGCCAGTGCCTCCCCGCCGCCCTCTAGGATCGCGGGATAACAGACACCCCATAAAAACGAGTTCTGCTGATTCGTGCGTGGCTTTTTCCACTCCGACACCTCGACGCACCACGCCCGGTCTGACGACAGACCCTGCACCATTAAAGCCGCAGCAGCCGTGAATTGCTGGGGCGTGGTTCCTTTCGGAAATATGCGTCGCATCTGTCGTGCCTTTAGAACGGCACCGAGTCGTCGTGCCAGTTGTCCTCGGTCATCTCGACCTTGGCCGCTAGCTTGGCGGGCTTGCTATCCGTTTTCGGCTGGAATGAAATGCTCATGTACTTGTCGCCACTTTTTTGACTGGCCTTGATCCATGCCGATAGGTTGTAATCGACGTTGTTGATTACAGCAGAGCCACGGTAATCGGGCCGCTTCTCGTTCCCGTCCTTGTTGTTCTTGAACAGCACGCCTTTCAAATTCGGGTCATAGTTCACAATCGAATCTCCTTCAGTTTGTTTATCTTTTCATCCAACTCGACTAAAAATTTACGCACCTCTGCCTCTAGGTCAGCGATCATCGCGTCATCACGCGGGACGCGGACTATGAGCAGTTGTAGATACTCCGGCAGTCGCGGGTCATAACTGACGAAATCGCAAGCCGGTTTACATGTGCACGCCATCTGCCATTGCATCTGGGTTATGTACTTGGCCGGCGGCTTGCCAGACAGAACGTACTCAAGATGCGTTGCGCTATTGGCGCACTTGATCTCGACCAGAGCATCATCGGTCACCCCATCTGGTGAAGCACCGGCCATTGCAATCGTCGGATGCTCGATGAAGCCAACCTCATCGACCAATTCTCCGATGCGTGCGCTATACACTGCCCGCGCCTCTGGCTCTGTCTGCGTGCCCCACTCCATCGCTGCGCTCGTGAATCCTTCGGTCGGCTTGCCGGTCAGCCGCTCGCAGATTAACTGCGCCATCAGATTCTCACGCGATGCACCGTAGCCGCTCTTCGTTCGCGCTACGACATCAGCCACGCGACTCGCGGTAACCTTCCCAAGCCTAGCGGTCTGCCAAGCCTCGGTTCGCTGCTGCATTACGCAGCCTCCGGCCCAGTCAATTCTTTTTTACGGGCGGTGAACGCATCGATGTGTGTCATCCGTTGTGTCTTATCTAATCGTTTGAATAAACTTGTCAGACTATCAATTGACTTGGTGCCAGAAATCAAAGCAACCAATTCTGGGTCGACTTGCGGCGATGCCCCTTCCGGCAAGTCCTCGCCCGCATAGATGTATAAGCCGAGGCCGAACATCGCTATAGCCTTTGCCATGCAGCGCATGGTCGCGGTATTGACAGCAAACGCGTCTGGGTTTTGGATGGCTTGGTTTCGGTTGTTCATCACCGGCAGGACGCAAGTCTTGGTGTCGTCGTTGATAGTCACGCTCACCTTAACCATCGCAGTGCCATCGGGCAGGAACATCGCGGGGCGATCATTCCATTCGTGCGCTACCCATTTTGCTCTCGGGTCGATCTTCAGCACCTCGGCCCACGCCCACGCCCACGACAGATAAGATAGGTTGCCTTTCTTCTCGATGTGGTTATTGACGTTGATCTTGAGCAGTTCGCTCATTGTCGCTCTCCTGTTTGCGTTCCAATTCTTCGCGCTGTTGCATCTCTAGGTCTAACTGATGCCACCACCCGTCGTCATCGCCCCACGGAGCGTCATCGGGTTCCATATGTGACCTCATCGCATGAGTGGCCGTCGCACGGTTCGACGATGCACGCCAGTCCGTAAAGAACAATCATCAGAACAAAGGCCGGCCATAGCGATTGCTCACGCTTCATAGTCCATCTCCTGCGAATGCTTGAATAGGTCGAGGCGGCAGCGACGGATCAGTTCCTGCTGCTCCTGATTCTCTAAATAACCAATGTCAGCCCGGTATCGAACCGACTCATAGTCGGCGGGCGACTCGCAGCCCTCGGGATACGCGCCGAGAATCCACAAGTCCTCGATCTCGATACACTCTGGAGTGTTTGTATCTGGCTCTTCCGGGTATGCGGAATACGACACCTCGATGTGCCAGTAGACGCCGAGGGCATATATCTGTGTTTCGAATACGAACATCTCTGTTGCTCCTGTGGAGGGGCGGCTTATGCCGCCACCTCCTGCTCCGATGTCCACTCGACGATGCCCTTGCAGATTGCATCCGACTTGGCAGGGTCGATCTCCTCGGAGCCTCGCGAGTAAAGTCGCCCGATGATCTGTAACTTCTGGTCGATGACGTACACGCCGTTGTCCCAGTTATCGGTATCGGCCTGTCCGTACTTCTCGCGGTAGACGGTCATCCCGACGCGGCACTTAAAGAAACGGTGCGCGATCATCTCGGCGAACTTGTCCAGGAACTCGGACTCGTGGTTAAAGTTCGTCGGCAGCAGTTCAAGTTGCTGCGCTGCTTTAAGAAACCCCTCGACCGATGCGCGGCCTCCGTTCCAGTGCAAATAGATGCACGGCGAGGTGGCGTGGTTCGTGAAGGTGATTACGGCTCGGTTGCCCATGTGATTCTCCTGTCTGTGGATCTGTTGTCTCTATCAACGGGGTTCACTATACTAAACCCCGAAACAGATGTAAACCCTTTAGGAGAAAAAAGTGACCCCCGACGAAGCAATGCGGTTTTTCGGCTCCCAGAACAAGATGGCCTGGGCTTTCGGCGTGACCCCTCCGGCTGTCCTTCGGTGGCGGCGATCCGGCAAGTTCCCGGCACGCAGGGAGTACGAGTTGCCCGTGGCTATAGAGCGGCACAAAACCCGCCTAGAAGGCCCGTATAAGCCCCCAGAGGCCGCTATTCCGGCCCCCCAAGGGCAGGGGGAGGCCTAAAAATGAAAAGCCCCCAAGCGGGGAGGTATCCGTGGGGGCTTTACACCCCGCTTTGCAGCGGGTATCCTGTCGGTGGGGTAAAGGATTGAAGGTAGTTTAGCATCGGCTTTACTGCTGTCAATCCCTATCCCTCGGCAATTCTGGTCGGGGAAACCACGCGCAGAGTTCGCTTAAATCTAGACCGGGGCAGCGGGACTCTAGACGCGCAGCACATTGTGAGGAAGCGCGAACCGCAACAGGGCAACCTGTCAAAAGTCGCTCACAGCAGGATGGCTCCGAAGGTCATGGCTGCGTGATGCTGTAGGCGTATTCCGTCTACACCACGCAGAATTCACCAAAGGTCATAGGTTATTAGGAGGTTATATGTCAGACGTTACTCACATCCAAGGACTAGACCATACCGCCTGGGAACGGTGGGTCGCTTACCGCAAAGCAATAAAAAAGCCACTGAAGGAAGTCTCACTGCACGCGGCTGCATTGAAACTCGCCAAGTACGGGGACGATCAAGCCGCAGTAGTCGATCAGTCTGTCAGCCAGCAGTGGCAAGGGCTCTTCGATCTCAAAAAGGCTAAACCAATGCCGGGCGACCGACCCGAGAAAACCGATAAGCAAAAAGCCGCCGACGCTGCTGCATTCGAGGCATTGCAAGGGCGCAACCAGCGGTTCTGGCAAGACGAGATCGGCGACCCGATCATGCGGTTACGGCTCTGCGATGCCTTGCTCGCTCGCTACACCCTCGCGCCGCAGGACGGCGACACGGCCGAGAAGATCGAGCATCTGAAGACTCGCATCGGTGAGTTCATGCGGATGACCGAGCCGAAGAAGGTTTACGACGACCCCCACCTCCGGTTTATGATCTGGCAACTATTCGGCGACCGCGGTATGAACCGGCTTAAGTCAATGGCGAATGCGTGAACTCAAAAGGGCGAACCGGGTGTGGTGGACGATCTGGCTTGGACGACTCGTTAATGATGCCCGCCACGACCCGCTGCCCGAGCAACCTATAGAACCACCACCGAGACGAAAGACCTTGAGGCTGAAAAGTAAATACAGGAAAAAATGAATATTATTTTTTCCCTCGCTCTATTCGGCCTCTGCTATCTCATCTCGATATGGGCAGACCGCGCAGTGCTCGACGCTGCCCTGCTTTACCTGTTGCTACGGATACTGGATCGCTCGTGAAAGTTCTAGACTTATTTAGCGGCATTGGCGGCTTCAGTCTTGGCTTGGAACGAGCAGGGATGAAAACTGTTGCGTTTTGTGAGATTGATAAATTCTGCCGCAAAGTTTTAGCGCATCATTGGCCGAGCATACCAATTTACGAAGACATCAAGTTATTAACTGCTCAACGACTGAATGACGACGCTATAAAAGTTGATGTGATATGCGGTGGTTTCCCATGCCAGGACATATCAACAGCGGGAAAAGGGGAGGGATTAAGAGGTGAACGATCAGGACTCTGGCGAGAATACGCTAGACTTATTGGCGAAATACGACCCAGATACGTCATCGTGGAAAACGTCGCAGCGTTGCTTTTTCGAGGACTATCAGACGTTCTCGGAGACTTGGCCTCGCTCGGGTATGATGCAGAATGGCACTGCATACCGGCTTCCTACATTGGCGCACCTCACCGTCGAGACAGAATCTGGATCATCGCTTATTGCAACTCCAACAACAAAGGCGAACCAGTTATCTCCTTCAATGATGAAGCATCCAGGATGCAGGGCAATGCTTCCAACTCCGACAGCGAGGGATTACAAGGGAGCGAGAAAGCCGGAGACAATGAAAAAGACTGGACGCAATCCAGAAACCAACTCATTACTGGATGCCGTGGAGTTTCAAGGTCAATCTGGGAGACTGAACCCGCAGTGGGTCGAGTGGTTGATGGGGTTCCCGCTCGGATGGACAGACTTAAATCACTAGGCAATGCAGTTGTTCCGCAAATCCCAGAAATACTTGGCAAAGCGATAATCAGTCATGCGTTACGCTATGCGCCGCGACCTTAACGACTCGGAGATCACCGCAGCGGTGAAGGCGGCGGGGTTTAGCGTCATCGACTACACGAAAGCCGGTCTAGGCATCCCCGACAAACTCGCTATCAAGCCGCTACCGCAACCCGGAGACAACGGCGAGCGGGTGTTCTTCATCTGCTGGCTAGAGATCAAGAGCGCGAGCGGTCGGCTCTCCGAAACCCAGCAGATAGCACGAGCGGTCTGGGAGCCTAGGGGCGAGTGGATCGAGGCACGCGAGGCCGACCAAACGGTGCGCGATCTGATGGAAAGATACCAGGCAAAAGTAAAGCCGGAGTGTGCGCGATGATCGAGTGGACGCGAGTTAGGCTAGCGCAGTGGGGCAGATGGTCGCGGGGTCGGGCAGTCTCGGGCTACCCTTCCGCCTCGGCGTTCGTATTCGCTAACTCGGGCGCACGCGCAGCGCACGACGCATCCACGGCACCGGATGACATTGCCGAGATAGACGCGGCAGTTGCCAAGGTTTCGCCTCCGTTGCGACAGGTCTTGGTCATCTATTACTGCACCTCTGCGCCGCTGTGGTTTAAGGCTGCGAGGCTTTACATGAGCCGCCGAACCCTTATGCGCCGGGTTAAGACAGCGGAAGAAAAAGTAAATTTTTATTTACTACTTGATGCCGCCCCGAAAACATGATACAAGCGCGTACAATTGGGGATCGTCACCTCGATACGATTTCAGCCTCGACCGGCACACGCTCACAGGTTAGTTTGACCACACGCCGACCACCGAGGCACCTATGCAGTTAGATGTTCGCGTCGACCTACGAGATGCCGAACGCTACCTCACCGGGCTGCGAAAGGATCAGATCCCATTCGCTACCGCATACGCGCTGACGCAGACCGCCAAGCAAGCGCAGAAGAACATCGTCGACACGATGAAGCGGGTATTCGATAGGCCAAAGCCGTACACTCTGAACGGCACCTATGTAAAGCCCGCGACGAAGCGCGACTTAACGGCCATCGTTAAACTGAAGGACGGATACTTCGGCGAGTCACCCAACACCAAGAAAGGCACGGCAGACCAGTATCTGCGAGCACAGGTACAGGGTGGGCCACGCAGACCTAAAGCATTCGAGCGGCTGTTGATTAATCAAGGCGTGATGCCGCCCGGATACTTCGCCATCCCGACGAACTTCGCACCGAAGGACGCATTCGGCAATGTGCCAGCGGGTTACTACACTCGCGTGCTATCTCAACTGCAAATAGGCGATGAGTTCCAGCGAGCGAACAAGACACGAAAGACACGGCGCAAGACTCCGAAACCTAGTGACTCAAGCCCGATAAAGAAGCGGGAGGAGTCCAAGCGCAAAGAGCAACGGCGACAGCAAACACCAGGCGCACCTCGCAAAGCGAAGAAGCGAGTAGCCTATCCGATGTTCAACGTGTACCCAAAGCGTGAGAAGAATCGGCACCTAAAGCCCGGCATCTATGAACGGGTGAGCACTGGGTCTGGCAGCAAGGTGCGGCCCGTGTTCATCTATGTAAGCAATGCGCCGGTTTACAAGCAGCGGCTTAACTTCAACCGCATCGTGAGCGACACGGTGGCCGCGAGGCTGATCGCAAACTTCGAGGCTGGCTTCCGGCTGGCCGATGCGACCAAGCGATGAGTTATGCACAAGTTATGCACACCTCGCGGGTCCTCCCAGGGGTATCGCATCTGGGGGTAATTCGGAC